TAGGAACGAGTCAATTGTAAACCAGTTCCTTGAGACGTTTAGTGGCAGGAGCCCACAGCAGGCAATGCCACAGGGAAGCATTCTTGCTGAGATCCAAGTCGGGACACAGGTCGATGATCTCAAAGATCGCAAAAGGTTTGTAGGCAATATTCTGCACACCGCTTTGCTAAACAAAAACCCGCTTGTCAAAGCAGTTGCATCTAAGATGGTTTATCTCGAAATGATGATGAACAAAAAAGAAACTCTTGAAAGCGAAAGAGATGCTCGTTCATACGACATTCTTCCGAAAGAATACAGAGCCAACAAGGGCGCTAAATTTTTCCAACTTATGGACAAGGTCAAAGTTTCACCAGATGAAATTGACACTGACCCGAAAACAAAAGACCTACCGCTAAAAGTACGGTCGGCACTGAAACACTTCAAAGCCCGTGGCGAAGAGATGCGCCTTGCTCTCATTAAAAATAAGAGAGAAGCAATCGAAAAGGTTGCTGCGTACCAAACCGTTGATGGCATGGTGGACATGGCCAATCAAAACCTTGCAGACAAAGACAAATGGACTACGGAGTATGTTCGTACAAGAACTGGAGCTAGGCGTAAGGTTATTGTTATGGGGGATGGCACTGTCATCACCAAAGACGAGGCTCCCAAGTTTATTGCAGAAATTGCAATACCCCAAGACTGGGGATATCAGTATGAACACATTCACCACGCCTTCTTTGGTGAATACAAGCTTGGATATATTGACCTAGTTGAGTACGAAAAAGCGAAAAAAGCAGGCAAGACAGACTGGCAAGCTAGGCGGATTGCTCTTAAGAGCATGGGCGTAGCAGCAACTTACGCTGAGGCTACCGAAAAACTCAAGCAAATTAGCCTTGAGATGAACGAGTCCGTCGCTAAGGCGGCTTTGAAAACCGAAGATGGCAAGGTGCAACTTATTGCACTCCCTGATGCAAACATTCCTTCTGATGTTGCTGTTCGGTTGTCAACTGGCCAGCACTCTAAGTTGCTCAATGAACTTAGAAAAGCAGCAGACCTTACTTCGGGTGAAATCTTTAACCTTACAAGGGGGATTGTTGGCACCGCAAAATCCAAGAACGCTTTTTACGCTGCCATGCTCGAACGAAAGGGAGCTGAAGGGTACAGTGAAGATTTCTTACGCGTCTGGAGTTTGCAAACTCGCGGATACAGGCGCTACATGCTTGCGCAACAACTTAGAGAAATTGTTTTCCCTGCTACCGAGAAGATGAGGTCTATTGGCTTAAATAAGTGGGCAAAAGAATATGAAGATCTCTATAGGTTTGTGATTTCCCCAGCGGCAGATGAAAACGTTACAAGGGCGGAGAGGTTCCTTGATTCTGTTATTCAGAAGACCGTTGGTGGTACACAAGATGGCAAGGGTGTTTTCTTTGGACTGTTTGATGTAGGACATAGGCCACTGCGCAGGGGCTTGCATGTTTGGAGAACTATTCAATACTTCAGACTGTTGAAAACTTTGCGACAGCACATCATTAACAGTTTTCAGCCATTGCAAACTGTCTACCCACTTGTTGGCGAAGCAGGCATGTTGAGAGGTGTGCGTTTGTACCACTCCCGTAAGGGCAAGGCTATTCTTAAGAAGTATGGACCAATTGCTGACCCATCTGCTTACAAAGACTCCCCATCTGGGGGTTCTTCAATCGGCCCACGTGGGTGGAGAAAGACCAAGAGGCTTGCCGCTTCCGTCTTACCTTTCATCCCTTATGAGATCCGCTCTGAAGTCCGGAACCAAAACTTCGCATTCTTGGCTATGTATGACCACGCAGTAAGAAATTTGGGAATGTCTGAGCTTGAAGCCGCTGAGTTTGCAACTGTTCGTGGTGTAGTCATGACACAGTACGCGTTTACAAGAACCACACAGCCGCCAATCATGCGAGGTCCAATTACAGCTACAGCTTTCCAATTCAAGCGTTTCATGATTAACCAAATCCAACTTGCAATGGCAATGCTTAAGCGCGGCAAGAACAAAGATGAATACGGCACCACTGGCTATGGCGCATTTAGCAGGTTTGCATCTACCCAACTCATACTTGGTGGAGTTAGAGGGCTTGTCCCTTATGTGCTCTACAACATGGGCAAGAAGGGCTTCTGTGCACTCTTCCCAGAAACTTGCAAAAAGAGTGGCCCGCCAGAGGATGACATCGAAGAGTTCCGTCTTTTCCTGAAAGACCTGACTGGCAGTGAAGATTTTTCAAATGCAATTACGCACGGCTTCTTGGCAGGCATGTTGGAAATAGATATTAGTGGATCTGTTGCTTTGCTTGACAGGCCATACGGCAGGTCAATGTCAGAGCAGTTTGGTAACTTTGTACTTGGCCCAACTGGCAACACAATGATTCGCATGTACGAAGATTTGCAAGAAAAACAAAACGAACCTAGAACAACACTAGGAATTATGGGGCAAACTCTTCTGGAGACTTCGCCTGCAATCAACAGCGTAAAAGACTTCCTAGAAGCTGTTGCTGAAATGGAATTGTCAGGGAAACAGTACTTTGACAACACGGGCGCGTTTAAGTTTGAGGCAACCGTTGGGCAAAGGTTTGTAAAGATGATGGGTTTCCGCACTATGAAGGAAACAGAGATCTCTGGCCAATACCAACACCAGATGGCTGTTGCTCGAATTATCGACAGGGCGAAAGATGAGGCAGCTACATACGCATCTGTTGGTGATATAGAAAGCGCACTGGCTAGTATTACTAAACATAACGCAATGTTCCCTGAGCTTATATTTAGCTTTAAGGACATTAAGGCTAGGATCAAGAACAAGCGGACAAATCGAATTGTACCTGTTCGTGAACGCAGAACAGAAAAAGCAAATCCACAGATGGAAAGATACTTCCGAGGTAGATACGAATGAGCAACCCCAGAAAGCCAGAAACGGTCAGTGTCCGCGTAAGAGAAACCACGTATGAGATTGTCAAAGAACTGTCTGAGAAACACGGTTGCAAGGCAGTTCAGGTTTGGGACATGATGCTAGAGCATTACCTTGCTACTAGCAGATCTCCAAAAATTGCAACTGAAGTCCAGTTGGACAAAGACTTTCGCCCAATGAGTGAATACGTCAAAAGCCTATAAAGCACAACGCGCCCCCCCACAAGGAGGGGGCGCGTTGCTAAGAGAGATGGAGACTCTTTTAACGGTCAGACACGATGTAAACGTAGTCCACCTTGAGCTTGGATCGCGTGGTCGTGCTGTTCACACTAGCGAAAGAAGGCACAAGGGCGTTAGTTGAAATGTTCGCAGTGTGCGTAGCCACTAGAGAACGATCAACGTAGAACCGAACCTCACCAGTTCCGATGATTTCAATTCCGTAAGTACGGAACTTGTCGGCATCAGACATACCAGTAACAACACCTGCCGTGACTGTTTCGCTGTCATTTGCAGTTGCAGTAGTGGTGGTGACGGTATCAAGAACGGTAATAGCAGAGCTACCGGCATCGCAAACAAAACCGATTGCAGGCGCACCCAGATGGCTTGCAGTCACAAACGTGGTGTCAACTTCACCCAATCCGAAGAACTGGCCGCCACTTTGAACAGTACGCTCAACGCGCATTTCACAGTAGATGTTGCGGCCTGCTGCGGGAACAACAATGCCATTCGAGTCGGGCTGTGCTGAACCAACACCGTTGTTGTCAGATGCGTTGCCAGCGTCAATAAGAATGACACCGCCATTTGCAGCTTCGTGCGTAACCGCACCGCCGCCAGTAAGCTGGGTAACGACATACCTTCTGGTAAGGTCGTCACCACTATTGGCTTCAAGAACGAAGTCGTCCATGTATTCAAACACAGTGCTGGCAATGCTCTTCTGCTTTGCCATCTGCGTTTGGAGAGACGAAAGACCAAACTCATTTTCGTTGGTCACTTGGGGCTTAATAATCATTTTTGATTTCCTTCCTCAGAATTAAGTAACGTCGGAGCCGCTAGACAGGAGGAAGTTAGCGCGACGGTTGTAACACATAAGGTTCATTGTAAGGTCAACATGAGTCATGAACACAGTGTGCTGGTTAGACGCAGCGTTAGGTCCTTCTTCACGAAGGTACTCACCTGCAAGGAATGCAGGACGAATGCTCGCCCAGTTAATTCCGTAGACAGGGTTGCCAGTAGCGTTTTCGAGCTGCGGGACCCACTGCACAGGCGTGCGGCGGAACATAACCTGACCATCCTTGGAAGCAAGGTCGTTTCCAAGGTTTTCGTTCTGCGCTTCGAGCACTTCTTCCAGAGGGCCAATAACACTGTAGTTAGTGTAGTAACCATAGTTAGAAGGGCCTTCATAATCAGCGTAGGGCGTTGGTGCCTTAAAGTTGGTGAAGGTAGAAGCCTTACGCCATGCACGAATGAGGTCAACGCTAGTCACGTTGGTGTAGGAACCAGACCAGTTCTGCCAGTTGGAAAAGTCGGCAGATGCAAGTCCACCAGCACCGGTGCCTTCAGAGGTGTAAGTGGGGTCGCCACCAAGGAAACCACCATCAGTGGTGGGTGAACCACGGGTAATCCAGTAGGGAATACCATAAAGACGCTCTGAATCAGATGCACTGGGCTGTGACCAGAAGCGTTCTTCCATGTGAGTTGCAAGTGAACTCATTGCGTCATGACGACGAATCTTAACCAGATCAACGATCTGGGCAGGGGTTCGGTTCATTGCAATTTCTCGTCGTTCAATTGCGTAGTTAGTGGTCATGTGTCGCCACGGAGCAGAAGCGGTCTGCATAACGTCGGTGACGTTGACCTGATCCACAGCGTAGAGACCGGTGTCCTTAGCGGCACCGCTTGTTGCAGTCTGGACATTCCACTGAAGTCCTTGTCCTGACTGATACTGAACCTTTTCCTTCTGGAGAATCATGGGCAGTGCCACATGCTCCTGAAGACTGTATGAAATGTCCGTCCAACGCATACGTCCCAGATCCTTCTGGGTCATTGCGATAAGATCGGCAATATCTGATGCTTGCAAAGCAGCCATTGTATTGAGCCTTTACTTAACTAAAAGTTTCCGCGTCCAATTCAAGCAGTCCACGATCACGCATTAGTGCGGCTACATTAGAAACAGCCTTTTCTCTACCTTGTTTGGTTGAGACTCGGTTGTTTGTTGCCCTTGCAATAAATTGCTTTTCGCGTTTATCGACCTTCTTCTTAAATCGTTCACGTTCAATTTCGTAGATTTTGGTCCCGAAAACACTTCGGAACGCTTTTTCAAACAGTGCCGAATCAACTGGCACTTGTTTGCGCGATGCCTTGTAACCAGCACGCAACACTTCAACTTCTTCGAGTAGCCTAGCTCTGTTTTCTAGATGTTCAGAACTAGGTTCGAGTTCGTTGGTCTTGCCCTTACCAAGAACCTCGGGGAACTTGGCAGAAATTTCTGACATGCTTTGTTCATATTCAACGTTTTCAGCCTTGCTGCCTACAGCAGCCAGCTCACTACGCATCCTATGAAGTTCTGCACTCAGGGCTTTAATTGCTTTGGCAGAAGCAGGATCGAACTGTTCATCCGGGTCCATGTTTTCAATGTCTGCCAACAGTTTGCGTGACTCTTCAACTTGATTCAGAGTCGCATCGCTTTCTCTACTTGCCTGATCCTCAGCTACAGTATCAATGGCTCGTCTATGCAAAGCGGAAATAATTGTATTCAAAGCCTTTGGGTCACCAATGGCTGCGATTTCTTCTTCTGTTAGACCCTGCAACTTCGCTGCTGCAACAAGATCGGCTTGGAGACCTTCTTGTACAGGCAGTGGGTCCTCTTTGTATTCTGATTCTTCTTCCTCGGAAGACTCTGGTTGCGGGCTGTCCGGGTCGTAGTACTCGTACTCGTCGTCGTCCTCGCAATCCTCACACTCCTCTTCCTCATCTACTTCTTCCTCGCCCATAATTTCAGCAAGGGTAGGTTCCTCGAAATCCATAAAATCAAATGGTCGTTTTTCTTCGACTTCCTTGTTCTCTTCAGCCATCGCCGTAGCCTCCACTCTTGTCGTGCATTCCATAAGCCTTCAGATATTTAGCCCGATGTGACCTTGATGTAAAAACAGCTTGTCCTGTTTCTTTATCAAACTCAGTAGGGATGCCTCTTTGCATACTGTCTTTTCTAAACTCATTAGCCTGCGACGGGTGCACGCCCGCTGCATCACTCTTCAATGGCCACACTGCGCATGACCCCATCTGTGCACTGCCGATTTCGGCAGAAATATCTCTTTGCCACAAGTTGCCTTCTAGCTCAATAGAACCATCGGCGTTGCTAGACCTTTCCATCTCTGCAATTGTCATAAAGATGCTAGTTTTTTCACCACTTGTGGGATTTTTGTATATGTAATACGGCATTTATTGCATTTGTTCCGCTTCTGATTGCTGGTTACCGGCACCCATCATCATTCTGGTCATCGCATCGTCTCTGGCTGTACCGGTCATTCCAGCCGCAACGTTTTCTCTCACGTATTTACGTGTTGTCTGTGTTGGTTTTACTGAACCAGCTTGAGTTGCCTTAGCCATTTCAGACGCTTCCTTGAACATTTCCTGTTCTTCAGGGCTCATGTTTCGCACAACATCTCGTAGCTCGGGGGTGTTGCTGTATTTTGCAACGATGTCAATAAACTCATTCATATCAAACGTACTACCCATTTGTTGCATGTTCTGCGCCATAGGCAGGACAAAGTTGGAAACAATTTGGGAGACAGTTTGCACGCGTTCGGCAGGGCTTCTGCTTTGCATGGAAAACGGAGCAATGTCAATGTTGTAGTCAACAAAGTCAATAGTCCTCATGCTAGGGCTAAAGTCTGCTTTGATAGTAACATTGGTTTCTGGGATAGTTTTGTAGATCCTTGGGTCTGCAACAGGGTCGTGGTACAGATACTTTGCAAGGTCAACAACCACTTTTTGCACTGCACTGCTTACAGCCGCTTGATAATCAGAAATCTTGGTGCTGGCAGACTGTGAGATCAACTGTTCTTGGCCAACGGTGTCAGATGCCTTGGACAAACCACCCATTGTGTCAAGGTTGCCACCAAGGTACGAAAACATTTGCCGCAATTGCACCATAAAAGCCAGTGAGTTTTGGTCAACACCGCCATATTTAGCTTCTTTAGTAGCTTCTGGCCGGTCTGATCGCACAATGTCCCCATCGTCCGCAGAACCGATCCTACGGCCATCCTCTTCTGCCCCGGCACCGACAATGGTAATCGTCTTCTGTCGCTCTGCCTGCCTTCCTAGCTTCCTGAAGACCCGGTTAGCTAGATCGTGCATGTCAATGAGCTGCATAGCGGGAGCTGTTGGGAAAATATTGCCGGGCACTTCGCTGAAACCAAGCCTGTGGTAAGGACCGCCCTCTGGGCCATCCCATTCCATAACACGGTAGCTGTCCATATACCGAACGCCACCATCCACATCAGCAGGGATTGTTACCAAAACATTTTCGTAAGGCAGCCAAATGTCCCAAAGCTCAATCATTTCCATATATGACTCTTCGCCATAGGTTGCACCCGCCGTTGTGAGGCTTTGGACCCTTTCATCGCCACCCTCATTTGTGGTTGGGTTATAGGGTGATGGCTTTACGTCATCATTGCCAAAAATCTTGAGGTCCATAACCGCTTCATATGGAAGACAATAGCGGTTACCACAAAATTGGATTTGATCCCATCGTTTCGCCGCTACATCAAAAACGAAATCATCCATGTCAACGTTGTCAACAAATGGCTGTCCCGTGTCATGAGTAAATCCCATGATCTCAGAAGAGGCTTGTGGTGAAAGCCCAACTTTGACAATGCCCATTGCGAACATTGCATCAATAACCCATCGCTGCAACGTTTCCTCAAAGCCAATCTCTTTCAACATAAGATTGAGCGCCAACTCGAAGTTGCCCGCTACAGCTTTGGCTTCTGGGTTTTGTGAACTTACGAGAATTTGCGGTGATCTTGCAGCAACTTGCCTTTTGTAGATGGAAATTGCCATCTCCATCAGGTTGACAGGAACCTTGTCGAACGGCCCGTGTTCTCCGTAGTTGCCGCCAACGTACTGCTGGATAGCTTGCAATCTCTTCTCTCTGAAGGGCTGCATCTTGCGCCTTGAATATTCAATTGACTTTGCAAGACGACCGATTTTCTCTTCGCCCATTTTATAGGCCATTTTACCACCACTTTTTATCTTTTTTCTTCTGCTGCGCTATGTTGCGTCGATACAGAAGCGAACCTGTAGGTACTTCTACTGTTTCTATCGGCTCTGTGTTGTTTTTTCTACGCACAATCCCCCTACAGCACAAAGCATCAGCGGTAGGGCGGTCTCCGTGGTTCTCTCTTGCGCCACTTGGGTCCATGTTTCTAACAGACTTAGAATGAGTAACCCATCCAGTTGCGGTGAAAATAATCTCTCTTGCTTCTTTTACCGCTGGCATACTGTAATTGATGAATTGTTTTGATTGCAAACACCTTCTGTAGTCACCGTACAACGCCCTCTTAGCGTCTTTTGTGGGCCACCACCCCGGAATCTGGTTTGCGTTTTAGTGACTTTGTTTTCGTTTTCACGATAGAAGATGTTTCTGTAGCCGTTTTCCAGAACAACGTCACCAAAGTTTCTGCCGGGTCCGGGTGCTTCCCAAATCATGAATGCTTCGCGGTTGTTTCCGTCACGAAAGTATCTACCCAATGCAACCGCATACCTTGCAAGTTCATCCGGTCGCATATTAGGGGTAACAAACTCCGCTACCTTCTCCCCGGTAATTGCATCTGCAATGCTTATTGCAGAGTTGCTTGACCCCGTGCCAGTGGCTACGTCAATTCCCATAACGTAGAGCCGATCATTTGCAACGTTGCCAAGGAAGTCAGGCTCTCTCCACAGATGCAATCTGCCTTTGACACTTGCATTGAATCCCAATGGCGCAAGGCTGTCAGAGTCAAAGTCCAATTCACCAACCGCCATTGGTGGTTTGCAGATCTTTCTTTCAATCTCATCCAAGAGCTTGCTATCAAAGAATTGGAAGTCAGAACCACTGAAGTCAATGTCAAGTTCTTGCGCTATTTCTTGTGGGTGTGCACACCTTTTGCATTCTTCGTCATACCACGCACTTCTTTCTCTACCAGACGGATCACGATAAAGGCCAGCAGCCTTCGTGGGATGAGCCGACCAATGAAGCGTAAGCTGTTTAGTTTCGCTTTTGTGTGCCATGTCATAGAAGGCGTTACCACTACCCGCTGGTGTTGAGTTGAAGATGCGCGAGCGAGTCGCATCTCTCGTAGAAGCCAAGGCCCTATATCCAGCATCAACGTCAAAAGCGGCAAACTCATCAAGGCCAATAGCAGTACGACGGTCGCCGCGAGCGACATCGCCTGTGGTGGACTCTCCATCAATGGTTGAACCGTTACTTTCATTCGTAAGCCTCAGCTTTGTACGGGTTGTTTTAGGGATCATCCAACCCGGCAAATGTTGGTGTATGAAATCCAATTTCCAAAACAAGCTCTTAGGGTTACCCGGCTTGTCTACGTAATCCTCATTACGACTGACCAGCAAGAAAGATTGGCCGGGATGAAAATGCCATCGCCACTCAAACACAGTCAACAGCATCCAAGAGGCACCCATGTCTCTACTCTTTTTAATGCAGAGATCATGATTGCCAATCGCATCATTGATTGCAGTTATTGATTCGTCTTGAAACCCATACGTAATAAACGGAATCTTGCCAGTTCCGATCCTTGGGTCATATGTCCAACAGAACACGTTGATGTAAAAGAGCAGGTCACGAGAACACATCATCCACAATTCTTCTGCATAACGCTTGTCTTTTTTTGCAAGCGTCAAAGCAGTGGACCTGTAACGCAAATTCTCGTCATAGTCCTTTGGAACACGCAGGTGATATTCGCCGTCAGATTCTGCTACCAAAACGATTGACCCTTTTCAAACTGTGCCAAAAAGTACTTCCTAAGCAAAACCATTCTATGGCTTACCGCGCTCTCTGTAATGCCAAGTGCGACCGCAGCTTGCCTTTGGTTGTTGCCCATCAAGAGCAATTGAACCAAGTCCTTGTGTTGTTTCGGTATGAAAGGCAAGTCCTGTGGCTCTATAAAGCCAACACTAAATGTCTTTGTTGTCGTCTCGTCATCAAACAAATGATTGTAGATCATCTTGACAAACTTGCGAGTGCCTTGATTCTTACGACCATCAGCATGAGTCTCTCTTGATATCCGCAACCCTATCGACTTTGCATAATTTCGTCGCACCGGNTCATAGAGGCGTATATCCANATGCTTTTTAAATGANCACCCTTCGGGGTCGTACATCTTGTAAAAGCGTTTTGCGTGAATAAACGCTTCGTTTATGATGTCGTCCTTGTCCCAGTGCGGAAAAGAAAGCGGCCTGAACGCAGCCCAATTCTTACATAAACCGTAAATCTCTAGGTCAGTCCAAGTAGCCTTGTTTTTTGGCCTGCCGGTACTCAATGTACGATGCCCTACTCAATCCAAGCAGATCAGCAATTTGTGCCGTAGTGAAATGCTCTTGCATAGTCTCCCATGCCATCACACACACAATACGACGAGCGTCCGTTGTTCTTTGGTTGTAAGGCTCAGTGAAATCCTGCTCGGTGTACCCAGACTCCTCAAGAATCTGGAACCTCGTCGCGTTCACCTTCTGCCAAGCCTTCCAACCCGGATGCTTGTGGGTCAGCTTCTGCCTCGCCATTGCCTTTCGTGTCAGTTTCTTTTCCAACGCCACTCTCCATCTCAAGCATCTCAATCAAACCAATCAACTGCCTGCCATCATCTCTGTACTTGGCATCGCCTTCCAAACTCGTCCGTGAAGGCAACAGTTTTGTGTATATCTGGCCCCAAAACTGCGCCTCATTGGTGTTGGATCTGCGGGCCCAACAGAGCATGCCCCACGCCTCTGGACTAGGCGCATCCAGTGGGGCAGCATCCTCCACCATCACGTTAGCCGCAACCCACTCAACCGTTTGCGGTGTTGAGCAACTGCGGCCTAAGAACGCTTTGCGAGAAACCTTGTCCTCGTCCATGTCGTCCTTAAGCATTGTCGGCATCTTGGTGGGTGTCACTTGAACACTCTTCACCTGATCCTTTTCCTCGGGAGTGCCGACAGGCTCCTCAACAACCTCTCCGCCCTTTAGCATCGACTCAAGCTGGTATGCAGCCTTGCCCCAAGCATCCGATGGGTTCACACCCTCTTGCTTGAGGTGCTCGCGGATCTTAACGAACCGCTCCCAAAGACCGTTCTCCATAAGCCAGTTGCGTAGGTTGGCCTTTGAGACGCGCTTCTCGTAAAGATGGGGGGGGATGTATGCCACAAGTTAAACCGGTATTCGGGGTGTCGAGGTATATTATACAAAAAAAAGGCGCGGGCGGGGCGGGGTCAAACTTTGCAACCGGGGTCGATGGTGCGCAACGGCCGTGATGATAACTCGGCACGGTTGCAACCGGTGCAACCCGTTCCGGAATTCCGGAATCTGAGGCCCTCTGAGGCGCACGTGCGCGGGCTCGTTGCATGTCGCCCTCTTATAGTTGCAGACTACCCCACCACCATTACAACCCGCCCACCATGAGCCACCACCATCGCATCGGTGCAACCCGTAGCCGGTGCAATCACCCCGGACGTGCAACCGGTGGTCCGTGCTCACCCTTGCAATATCCCCCCCCACGTTTCAGCAAGGGCCATTCAAGTGATCGGTTGCGTTGGTCCGATGAATGGGGTACACTTCTGGCACGTCGATGCAACGGCACCGGCACAACCAACCACCAACGGAGACCACCATGTCCACCATCATCGAGAAACGCGCCTTCATACGAGTCATGAGAAACAACTCATGCAACTGGCTCAAGCCGATGCTCACTGCGAAGGAATGCAACTCATTCAACGTTGCGCAAGCCGACCGATGCATCGAGGCCATTCGACAATTCAAGAACGACAATCGGATCTGGAC